TTGCCTTCATGCTGGAATGGCAATGAGGCGACGCAAGACACCCGCCCCGAAACCCCCGGAAACCCCGGGGGTTTTTTATTTTCTGAAAATCTTTCAAGACGGGGCTTTACAGTTTCCGAAAACAATAGTAGACTCTGACGTGTGGCAAGTGACGAACAAACAACGAACGAGGGGAACGACAATGAGCACAGCAGCAAACATCAACCACATCTCAGTGCAGCGAGTGTACCGCACCGGCAACGTTGGAACACGCATCCGTCTGGCAGAGTACAGCAGCCACATCCGCGAGGCAGTGCTTGCCGACATCGCAGCGACTGGCCACAGCTACAATCAGATTGTGATTGGTGGCGACTTGTACTGGTACGCACATGAAACGCCGTGGTTCAGCGGCAAGCGATGACAAACAAACGACATCCCCGCCGGACTGGCTGGCGGGGGTTTTGGTGGCAAGGTTTTGAGGGGACAGGACGATGACAACACGAACACGAGCACAGGCACCGGCACGATACGAGATCTGGAACGTTCACAGCAACCACGTTTCGCTGGTCGTGAACATGCAGGACCATTACGCAATCAGCTACACGGTCGAGATCCGCGACGGCGTGAAGTGGGCGACAGTCGGACCAGAGGCGCGAGAAATTGCCAGCACATACGGGATCGAGCACCACAAGCTCGAGACGTATCTGTTGTCGGAGATTGAGGCACCATGACCGAACTGTGCGAGACGTGCAGACAGCCGTTGTGTCCGTGGGAGGGCGAGCGGTGTGAGGTGTGTTTATTAACCGAAAGGACGACCGATGAAGAAGTCAAAGACAGTGACCGAGAAAAAGCCAATGGGCAGACCCCGGAAGCACAGCGTGCAGGCGGTGACGTGCGTGGTCAAACTCCCGCCCGAGGTGGTGCGGTGGATTGACGCGAGGTATACGACGCGGCAGGAAGGGCTGGCAACGATCGTGACAAATGTGGCGGGGGTGCAGTGAGAATTCTTGTCAGCGGCGCAACAGCAACGGTGCGGCAATTGGCCGCGGCATACCCGGACCATCTCGGAGTGTTGCACACTCCGCAGACGGGCAACCGGCTGTGCAGTCTTCCGTTGCCGTGGGCAGCTGACAACGCGGCATTCAGCCGTCCGGATGACCGCAAATTCTGGCGGCTGTGTGTAGAGTCGTGGGCAACGGAACGACATCACCCGCCGTTGTGGGTAGCAGTCCCGGACGTGGTCGGCAATCATGCGGCAACACTGAGGTTGTTCGGCTGGTGGCTGGCCTATTGGCTGGAGGAACTGGGCAGAGTCCCGTTTCCGCTGGCCTTTGTGTTGCAGAATGGCTGTGACGAATCGGAGGTGCCGTGGGGTGCGATCGATGCTGTGTTCGTGGGCGGGGACAACCGGTTCAAACTGCGGCAGTCTGCGGGGCTGATTGAGGCCGCGAAGTCGCGAGGAAAGGCGGTGCACATCGGGCGCGTAAACACACTGAGGCGGCTGAGGTATGCGTATGATCTGGGAGCAGATACGGTTGACGGGACGGCCTATAGCATGTATGCCGAAACGCATCTGCCGACGGCGTTGAGTTTTGTTAGAGGGCTGGAGAAATCGAGGACACTTTTTTGAGGGGTGAAACGTGCCAACCATAAAAATCTACATCGACGGCGACACGGAGCAGCCGACACCGACACCGACACCGACACCGGAACCGGCACCGGATCTGCAGGCGGAGATTGACCGGATCAATCGGGCACTGTGCGACGTGCTGACGCGCATAGCGAAAATTGAGGGCAACGTTCAGGGGCTGCGGATGCGGCTGATCGAGGACGACGCGGAGGGGCAGGTGCCATGAGTGGCGAAATGATGGAAAGGGAAATGCAACGACTGGAAGCCGATAACGCGGAGTTGCTGAAGCAGCTGGCGGCACAGCAACACAACGCGGAGCAGGTGGCAGTGGACGCAGTCGCAACGATCGAGTCATCCAGCAAAATCTGGAGGGATCTGGTTCACGACCTGCGGAAGGAGAACGAGGAACTGCAGATTTACAGGCGGGCTATTGAGTGGATGGCAACGCAGTTCGTTCACCCGAAAACAACGGCGTTGGAAATGGCGCGGCAGATATTGGGGGAGAAAGAATGAGCATGATCCAAACACCCGAACAACTGGCAGACGCAATCCGCAACGATCCGCAGCGTGTGGCGGAATGCCTGCACCGCATCAACCGATTCGGCGGTCAAGCTGTCGGCTGTTCCGTGCTGCAGCATTCGCTGGGTGTGTATTACAGAACGCTTGCGCAGCCGTTGAACGGGCGACTGTGGGCACTGCTGCATGATTGCCACGAGATCCTGACGGGCGACGTGGTGAGGCCGTACGCCAACAGCCTGCTGGCCAGCCACCAGGCGGAGATTGATTATCAATTGCGAAAGGCGTTGGGCCTTACGCTGTCCACCGATGGGGCAAGTGACATGCAGGACGTCACAGCGGCAATCGTGAATGGGCTTGCGGTCAGGCAGGCTGACATAGCCGCGGGCACGTATGAGTTGCAGAGGGTGATTGCAGGCCGGCACGTGTATTCCATGCTCGAACCAGTGGCTGACTGGGTTGACAGCGTGCGGGCACTCCTGCAGGAGGTGGCAAAGTGAGACTTCACCCAGTCATTGAACAACACCGCCTTCACAAGCTGGGCGTGGGCAAATCCGTCCTGCTGAAGATCCCGCGTGAGCAATATACACCACTTCGCAGGGTGATTGCGTTCTTCAATGAATGCACTGACGACGGGACCGCACTGCGGACGAAGATTCAGCCGGACGGAATCACGGTCAGCCGTCGGGATGTTATTCAAATTGCGGACACCCGCGATTGGCAGGTCGGACGCGCGAAACCGTTTTTGTCGCAAGATGAGTTGTCCCTGAGTTACGCGGTCGCGAGGGCAAACGAAGCCGCAAAGAAACTCGGACGAAGCTACCGGTTTCGCAAGTACCGAGCGGGCGGATTGTGGCACGTCCTGAAAACGCTGTACCGCTGTCGCAGAGTGTTCCATCGGGAACAGCAATATCTTCGCGTGGTCGAGATGGTGCGCGGTCTCAGCGTGGATTGCGTGGGGCGAGTGGACAACGTGGAGCTGCGGGACGTGCGGAGGGTGCAGCGGAATTTTAAGCACAGCCTGCGGTTTCGAGCGAAGCAACTGGACAGCAATACGTTTCAGATTCGGAGGACACGGTGAGCATACGTTTTGAAATTGTGAAAACGACGGCGGGGTACTATGTCTGGCGATTCAGGCGCGGCAGTGCGATCGTGTACCAGTCGCGTGAATTCCTGTCGGCGAAGGGCGCGGCAGAGACTGTCGATCAGATTGTGTTGGGGATGCTGGAAGTGGCACGCAGCGGTCGACAAATCGAAATCCATAACCTGACAGGTGAGGAGATTTGAGCGGTGAGCGTTCCAGTCAATCAAATCATCTGCGGCGACAACGTGGAGACGCTGCGGACGTTGCCGGATGCGTGTGTTGATCTGACAGTGACATCGCCACCATACGACAACCTGCGAACGTACGGCGGGCATACGTGGGACTTTGAAGGCGTGGCGTCAGAACTGTGGCGAGTCACGAAACCCGGAGGTGTGGTGGTGTGGGTGGTGAATGATGCGACGGTGGACGGCAGCGAGACCGGGACTAGTTTCCGGCAGGCACTGCACTTCAAGGACATCGGGTTTCGGTTGCATGACACGATGATTTACGCCAAAGATCAGTGCGCTTTTCCGGATACTGTTCGGTATTACGCGGCGTTTGAGTATATGTTTGTGTTCAGTAAGGAGCAGCCAAAGGCAATCAACCTAATTGCAGACCGCACAAATAAAAGCGAAGGCAGAGACGTGCATGGCAAAGAGCGGCGACCAGACGGTACGCAAGTTCCAAAGCCATGTTCAGGCAATATAATCAAGGCGAATGGAGTGCGCTGGAATTGGTGGCTACTTTACCACCAGCATCGCGGCATTGAAACAAACCATCCCGCAACATTCCCCGAAGCACTTGCCCGAGATCACATTTTGTCATGGAGCAACGAGGGCGATTTGGTTCTCGACCCCTTCTCGGGATCGGGCACCACGGCCAAAATGGCAAAGCTGATGGGCAGGCGGTACATCGGGATCGAGATCAATCCGGAGTATTGCGAGATTGCAGCCGAACGACTGCGGCAGGGGGTGCTGTTCTGACGGTCTGGAATTATTTTCTAAAGGAGATTTGAGGCGTGGCGGTACCAGTCAATCAAATCATCTGCGGCGACAACGTCGAGACGCTGCGAACGTTGCCGGATGCGTGTGTGGATCTGACAGTCACCAGCCCACCCTACGACAACCTGCGAACGTACGGCGGGCATACGTGGGATTTTGAAGGCCTGGCGGCAGAGTTGCTGCGAGTGACGAAACCCGGAGGCGTGGTGGTGTGGGTCGTGAATGACGCAACGGTGGACGGCAGCGAGACCGGCACCAGTTTCCGGCAGGCACTGCACTTCATGCAGATCGGGTTCAGGTTGCATGATACGATGATTTACCAAAAGCCAAGTTTTTCGTTTCCGGATCACACAAGATGTCATCAAGTGTTTGAGTATATGTTCTGCCTGTCGAAAGGTGACGTAAAGACGTTCAATCAGATCAAGGACCGAAAGACGGTGACAGGCGGGAAACCACTTGGCGGAGACTACAAACGAGACGCAAACGGAAAGTCTGTAATGAGGGCCGGAAGTGATCAACGAGGACTACGAAACAAATACGGCGGGCGTCACAACGTCTGGTACATAGAAAACGGTGGCACCACATCGGCAGAAGATACTGTGGCCTTCAATCACCCCGCAATCTTCCCCGAAGCACTCGCCCGCGATCATATTTTGTCATGGAGCAACGAGGGCGATTTGGTTCTCGATCCATTCTCGGGATCGGGCACTACAGCCAAAATGGCAAAACTGATGGGCAGGCGGTACATCGGGATCGAGATCAATCCGGAGTATTGCGAGATTGCAGCCGAACGACTGCGGCAGGGGGTGCTGTTTTGACGTTCCAGAATTATTTTCCGAAAATCTTTGTTCAAGGCATTGACACAATACGTCGATAGGTGTAATATCCCACCATGCGAGTCACGCAGTGTGACACGCGGGACCAAACGACACGAGATTGAGGGAACGAGACAATGAGCACAGCAACGACAACGACATACGCAGTGGTACCAACTCAGGGCATGTACGGTAGCAACGACATTGTGCGAGTGGCGCGCATCAGCAACAGCCTGCAGGATGCTCGCAAGTCCGCCAAGACATTCACCGTATCATATCAATCATACATGAGCAAACACGGTGGCAGCAGTGGCGGCTACCGTGTGATTGCGTGGGATCGGACTGGTCGAACAATCAGCGGTTACTCACTGGACCAGACGCCGGATGCTGGCTGATTCTGACACCTTCCCCCGCTGCACAGTGCGGCGGGGATTTTCTTCTGCTGGAGGGCAACTGACATGCAGGACATCATCGCAGCCGCGCTGGCGGCTGTGCTGGCGATCGTGGTGGCGTTTCAGATTGGAGGGGATCAATGACGAACGCTGAGAAATGGCAGGCACTGTGGAACCATGACGTGCAATTCGGATTTGCGGTCGGGTGTTTTGCAGGCGTGGCTGGGCTGATTCTGATCGTGGCGGGGCTGGATTTGTTCGCGCGGCTGGTGGTCGGCGGTCGACCACAGAAGAACGTGCGACGGGTGCGTGGCGATAACGGAGGGCGGGGGCTGTGAGCGAGACTCAGACAGGTGGCGTGAGTGACGATCCGGGACGGATTATTTACGAGCTGGAGCAGGGATTGAAAACGGCGAACGCCACGATCAGCAACCAGTCAGCCGACATCGCGCGACTGCAGGCAGAATGGCAAAGCGAGTTCAACGCAGCGCAGCAATTGCGGTCTGAGGTCGCACAACTAGAGCGACTGCTGGGCGAGGCACGCGAAGAATTGCAGCAACTGCAGGCAGACCAAGCAGCAGATGAGCAGCACAGCGAAGGCGAGAGGGCGGCATACCTGGGGATTATTAAGGCTCTTTGGGAGTGCGAGCGTGCCACATCCTAACCGTCTGCAAATCCTGCTGCGCCTGCGCCGTCTGGAACTGTTCCTGTGCTCCGCACGACGCACGAAAAACGAGTGCATCGAGATCCTGCAGTACACCGGGGCACGAATGCTGTTGCGGGATCTGCGGGACCTGCAGGCACTCGGCAGCGAGATCGTGCGGCAGGGTGCGCCGGGCAAGCTGACGTTTTACTACTGCCCGCGAGCGCGGGCGATTTTTCGGCATGAGTGATAGTCTTTTGAATGAGGGGAACGACGACCATGGACAAAAACGAACGCTACGGCTGGACGCCACTGGACGACGAAGGCTGTTGCATCTGGATTGACAAAACAAAACTGGAAGTCGACCACACTTACCAGCGACCCGAAGCAAAGCAAAAAGTGCTGCGGATTGCTGCTGAGTTCAGTTGGCGAAAGTTTGGGTGTCTGGTAGTTTCGCTGCGGGAGGATGATCGGCATGTTGTGATCGACGGACAACACCGGGCATTGGCGGCGATGAAACGCGATGATGTTTCTTTGGTTCCGTGTATGGTGTTTACTGAGCTGCAGTTGGCTGATGAAGCCGGGGCATTTGTCGGGCTGAACACCGCACGCAAACCGGTCTCGGCATTGGTCAAATACGAAGCCCAGTTGATTGCCGGGGATGCGGTTGCAGTATGGGTTGATGAAACGCTGAATGCATTCGGGTTCAAACGCGTCAAGACATTGCACGCAGCCATGCAGATTAAATGCTTGGCGGAGCTGCGAAAGATGGCCGAAATCAATCAGGCGCGAACATACGCAACACTGCGGATTCTGGCGTCACTGTGCCGTGGCGGCGACAGCCCAGCACATGCGGACGTTCTGCAGGTGGTCTGGGTGTTGGTGACACAGACCGAAAAGCAAGGGATTCAGCAGATGGAGCTGCTGGAGGAGCGATTGAATAAAGTCGGCTATCACGCCGTCAAAAAGGAAATCGACAGGTGCCGCGAGATTCACGGAAGTCACCAGCCACACAAGGCGGCAGATGCTGTGATTGAGCGTCTGAACAAGGGTTGTCGAGCACACAAGTTGACACGATGACACACAACAACCACCGCAGCAGTCTTGAGGTCCGCTGGCGGCTGATCCCCGTGGCGAATGATTCGCCGGTGGTTTTTCATTTCGACAGAAAGGCGAAGGACGTGCCAAAGAAATCGAACCGAATTCGGCGACTGGGTGAGCGGGTGCTGGTCGATGACGGCGGAGGCATGTGGCAGGCTGGCAAGGTGGCCACAATCATCGAGCTGCAGGACGGCGGCGTGGCCTATGTGGTCACGCTGCGGAATGGCAGGCAGGTCTGGGCACCGGCAAACGCGGTCAATCCTGATCCGCAGAGACCACGGGGAGCAGACCCGACGCCGGAGCAGATCCGGCAGCGGTGCGAAGAGATTCAACGGGAGTGGCCAGAGGAAGTTCGGCGACAGCGGGACATGCGAGAACAGCCGACGCCGTGGAGCGTTCCGCGGTCGCACTATCTGAGAGACACGCAAACGGGGAGGACGGATTTTGAGCACTGACACATGGACGATCATTGTTCCGGGGAATCCCGTGGCGCAGCCGAGACATCGGGTTTCGTCAATTGGCGGACGGGCACGCACATATCTGCCGAGCAAACACCCGGTTCACGCATTCAAAGAGGCTATCCGGTTGGCAGCCAAAGGCGGGCCGATTTTTGAGTGTCCTGTGTGGGTGGGGATTACGGCAACGTTTGCTATGCCGCAATCATGGACCAAGGCAAAGCGGGCAAAGCTGGACGACACACCGCACGCACAAAAGCCGGACGCTGACAACGTGGCAAAGGCCGTGCTCGACGCACTGAGCGGGCATTGGGACGACGATTGCCAGGTGTACGAACTGAGCGTTGAAAAGCGATGGGGCACAGAGGCACAAACAATCATTTCAGTAGGGACATTCAGCACATGAAACGCACGAAACCACAGGTCGCAGCACTCCCGCATGATGCACCTGACATCCCGGAGTCAATGCCGGAAAACCTGCTGCCGGAAAAGCCGGAGGGGTACAGCCGCTTGGTGATTGGACGCGCGGCGGGTGAATCAATTGTGATCGACTGCAACGGGGTTCAGGTGACAATCGCAGTGGTGCAAATCAATCCGCAGCGGACACGGTTGGCAATCCTGGCCCCACGTGACGCACACATTCTGCGGTCTGAGTTGCAGGAGGGCACGTATGGTCGGCGATGAGCGGATGGCCGCAACACTGAAAACGTTGGCGGTCGGCGAATCCTATCGACTGCCTTCACGGTATCGGGCAGATTTGACGGTGCGTAAGATGTTGGCGTTGACGGGATACCGGTGGACGATGATTGAGGTGATCACGCCAAAGACCGGCAAGACGCAATTCACAGTCACGAGGGACGCATGACGGAAAACATATTCGCCCCGTTCTTCGGGGCCGTCGAGGACGGAGCACGAGAACGCGAGCTGCGGGAATACGGACGCGATGGACCGCATGGCCGGTGGGATGTTGGGGAAATGCCCTGGGGTATTCCGCGGCGGATTCATCCGGACTACCGTGAGCGATTGAGTACAGATCCGATTGATTGGCCGACGGTCGGCGAATCAGGTTTGATGGGTGAGAATGGGAGTAACGACGAATGAAAATCACGAGGGGCAAAACGGTGGTGCCGAGACGTGTGATGCTGTACGGCACACATGGGATTGGCAAATCCAGTTGGGCCGCGCAGGCTCCGGACGTGCTGTTTTTGAATTTGGAGGACGGGCTGGCGGACATTGATTGTGCGAAGACTGAACGCATCAATGAATGGGATCAGTTTTCAGACGCGATCGTATGGTTGGCGCAGCAGAAGCACGACTTCCGAACGGTGGCGATTGATACCGTGGATTGGCTTGAAACGTTGATTCACAAAGAAGTCGCGAAGCAGGCTGGCAAAAACAGCATTGCCGACATCGGATATGGCAACGGATACAAGCAGGCAAACGCCTACTGGGCGAAGATGATCAGAGGTCTGGACTGGTTGCGGATTGAACACGGAATGACAATCATTCTGCTGGCACACTCCGAGATCAAGAAGCACCAGGACCCGTTACTGGATTCCTACGACCGCTACCAGCCCGCACTTCACGAGCAGGCATCGGCGACGTTGCAAGAGTGGTGCGATGAGGTCCTGTTTGCGAGCTACCGAGTCTACACCCGCAAGGAGGATCAGGGCTTTGACAAAAAGCGGACCATCGCGAGCGGCGAGTCAGAGCGTTATTTGCGGTGTGTCGAGACGCCGGCAGCACTGGCGAAAAACCGGTTGAACATGCCGGGGGAAATTGAGTTCAGTTGGGCGGCGTATGCTCAGCACATTACAGGTGTTTCAGCAGAAGTTAAAGGGTGATTACGATGGCGAATCTCAGTGATCTGGACATGAACAACGTGCAGGCGGAATCCATCCGCCAGGCACTTCCAGCGGGCGAATATCCTGCGGTGATTGTCGAAAGCGGCATGAAGGTGCCGAAGTCTGGCGGGGCCGCAATGCTCGAACTGGTCCTGCAGGTGCAGGGACATCCGCAGTTCAGCGGGGCGAAGTTGTGGGACCGTCTCAACATTCGGCACGCAAAACCGGACGTGGCGAACATTGCCAAGCAGAGGCTGAAGGCAATCATGGACGCCGTTGGGCTGGCCAGCATTTCCGACAGTCAGCAGTTGCACAATCGGCTGCTGACGGTCACAGTGGCACAGGGCGAGTACAACGGCAAGCCGACGAACGAGGTCAAGGGCTACAGCCCGAAACGGTCGAGCGGTCAGCCGATGACGCAGACATCCTACGCGGTACCGTCTGCAGGTCCGGCGAATCCGTTCGGCTGATGGTCCTGTGTTGAGGGGTTACAAGACCCGGCAGCGGTCAACGCTGCCGGGTGTTTTGCGGGAGGGGTGGTTGTGGAAGCACGTTGGTATCAGAGCGAAGCGAATCAGGCCGCATGGCAATTCATTTCAGACGGGCGAGGAAATCCGCTGATCGTGTTGCCGACAGGGGCAGGCAAAAGCATCGTGATTGCGTTGCTGATCCGGCAGGCAGTCGAATGGGGGCAGCGCGTGCTGGTAGTCGCACACCGCAAAGAGTTGCTCCAGCAAAACGCGGACAAGATCCAGCGGTTGACGGGGCTGCGCGTCGGGATCAATTCTGCCGGACTGAATGAGCGGGACATTGACAGCACGGTGATTTGTGCGGGGATTCAGAGCGTCTATCGTGACGCGGCGGAGTTCGGCAAACGTGGTCTGGTGGTGATTGATGAGGCACACCTGATCAGCGATGACGGCGGGAGCATGTATCGGCAATTCCTCGACGGACTTCAGCAGCACAACCGGAGGCTGTTTTGCGTCGGGTTGACCGCGACACCATACCGCACGGGTGAGGGCAGTTTGGCGGGTGACGGCAAGCTGTTTTCTGGCGTGTGCTACGAAGCGAAAACCGGAGCGTTGATTGAGGGCGGATTTCTCAGCAAGTTGACGAACAATCCGGCAGACAGCCAAGCGGATTTGAAAGGCGTGAAGGTACGCGGTGGTGAGTTTGTGGCGGCTGAGATGGAAGCCGCGTTTACCACGGACACAATCATTCACGCAGCCGTTTGTGAATTGACGATTGCCTGTGAAAACAGGAAGTCCATTCTGGTGTTTTGTGCGGGTGTGAGCCATGCGGAACAGGTGGCGGCAGCACTCCGCGATCTGACCGGGCAGGAGGTCGGATTGGTCACAGGCGAGACTCACGCAATCGAACGTCAGCGGGTGTTGAGCGACTTCAGAAACGGCAGCCTGCGGTGGTGCGTCAATGTGGACGTGCTGACGACGGGATTTGACGCGCCAGGCATTGACGCGGTGGCCGTCCTGAGGGCTACCATGTCCCCCGGTTTGTTCGCGCAGATTGTTGGCCGTGGCCTTCGGATTTCGCAGGGCAAAACAGACTGCCTGATTCTGGACTTTGGCGGCAACCTGCAGAGGCACGGGGCACTCGATGCGGACGATTACGGGATTGAAAAACCGCGAGAAAAAGACGGCACAGCCGAGGTGCTGCGAAAGTGTGAAAAGTGCGGGTTTGACAATCGACGACGAGCACGACGGTGTGCGAAGTGTTTTGAAGGATTTTTGAAGTCCTGCCCGAAATGCAGAGCGGACGTTGACATTGCTGCTACAGACTGCCCTGAGTGTGGTCATGTGTTTGCTGCAGAAATGGACAATGGACCACGACACAGCAGCACCATTGATACTACGTCAGCAATCATTGACGCACCGCATCCAAAATGGTACGACGTGGAGGAGGTCCACTGGCATCTACACGCAAAGAAAACCACACCGGGCAAACCGCCTACGCTGTGCGTGTCGTACTATGTCAGCGACGACACCATGCCCGCGGGCAATCTCGGATGGATCGTGGTGCGTGAATGGGTTTGTTTCGAGCATCAAGGATACGCACTACAAAAAGCCTTTGGCTGGTGGTTTGCACGCAGCGCGTTGAAATGTCCCGAGACCGTGGCCGAAGCTATCACGGCACTCAATCACGGAGCTTGCAGAAAGCCGTCACGAATGCTTGTACAGAAAGAAGGCAAGTGGGACAAAATTGTGCAGGCTGAATTCACAGAGGAGAAGCCGACGATGATTCGAGAACTGACAACGGCGGTGAATGAGTTCGGTGAAGATTGTCCGTTTTGATTTTTTTGGAGGGTGAGACGATGAACGAACGAGTATGCAGGAATTGCAAGTGGTACGATCAGTTGCCGGAAAAAGGTAATGGTACATGCAAGCGACATCCTCCCATCAACCTTGATGGAGAACACCCATACACAGACGACGAAAATTTCTGCGGCGAGTGGTCGGACGTGAGCATTACGCCAGAGCAGGAGGATTTGCAGAAACTGACACGGCAGTTTGCGTTGGCGATCCTGAGCGCGGAATGGGGCGGTGATCTGTCGGATGATGGCTTGTGGACGGCAGCGAAAAACATGGCAGCAGCAGAACCACAGATTCAGAGGGAGGACGGCAAGTGAGTCTCAGAGAAGAGCGATTGAGGGCACAGATTCGCGAACTGCAAGCGCGGAATTTCGAGTTGGAGCAGAAGTCGCGAAGAGAGGAGGAAGCGGAACCGCTGCGGGGCTATGAGGCCGTGGCGGCATATTGTGCCAGACGAGCGAGGGAAAAGGCGGCGAAGGCGGCGAAGGCACAGATTCAGAAGGAGGATGAGCAGTGAACAACGAACAGCAGACAGACGACCCGAGCGGGCGGGGGTGGCGATGGGTGGAGGTAGGCGAGTTGCTGCGAAAAGGCGATATGTTCCGCGATTCAGATCTGGCGTGGACGGCTACGACAAACGCTGGGGCCGCGCTTGCTGCTGACGGGATGCACACCTACCGTCGACGCATCGAGCCACAGCAGCCGAGCGACAGCGAGCCGGAGACGATGGAGCAGTTGCGGCAGCAGGTCTTGACGCTGACGCAGGAGCGCGATCGGTTGCAGTCGTGGCTGCAGCAACACCACACAACCGGGCAACAGTCAGCAATCAAAAAGCTGGAGAGGTGGCTGCGTCCAGTGCTGCAGGTGGTTTCCGATCATCCTGACCACAGCAGCATATTGGCTGTTTCTGTGCTGGAATTTCTTCCACAGATTGCATCGCGATTGATTGAGGAATAGTGATCGACTCGCATGGATGCGCGTGGTAAGATGCGCGTGGCGGTGTAGCAGACCGTCACCAATCAGACATGCCCGGCAGCGTTGCCGGTTTCGCCCACCAGTCTCGGCTGCTACCCGAGGCTGGTGGGTTTTTGTTTGGAGTGTTAAGTCATGGAATATGGACGTGTGCCCGATGAACTGAAAGCCTTGCAGCGGTGGATGCTGTGGGATGACCGCAAAGGCACCAAGGTGCCATTGCAGTGCAACGGCAGTGCAGCCAAAAGCAACGACCCAAGCACGTGGAATGACTTCGAGGCGGTGGACGGACGACCGAAAATCGCGACTGTGATTGAGGAACCCTACACCGGGGTTGATTTGGACAACTGCCTTGACGAACGCGGCACACTCCGCGAATGGGCGTTGCCGATCGTCGCCAGACTCTGCGGCGTGGCCTATGCCGAGATTTCCCCGAGCGGGCGGGGGATTAAATTCATCACGAAGGCGAGGAAGCCGGAGGGGGCGCAGTGCGTCCACAAGATCGGCGGCGAGAAGGAGCAAATTGAATGTTACGACCACGGCAGATTCTGGACGATCACGGGGGACGTTTACGCCGATTGCGACATCATCGCAGACGGTCAGCGGGCGGTCGATTGGTTGTGTGCGGAGTATTTGACCCCCAAACAGCCGGAGGCCGTTAAACGCGATCCTGTGCGATCTGCGGGGCCAGTCCAGCCCGACAGCCTGCAGCGGCGGGCGGTGGCGTATGTCTCGACTGTTCCGGGTGTGCTGGAGGGTGGCAGGCAGGCTGCGGCGTTCCAGTTGTCCGGGCATTTGCACGCAATGGTGGACGGGCACGGCACGAGGTTGAGCGAGGAACAGATTGCGGATTTGGTGGCAGGCTGGAATCAGCGGAACATGCCACCACTGCCGGAGCCGGAACTGATTCGAGCTGTCCACAACGGCGGGACGAAGGGCACGCCACGAGCCGACAAGATTCCACAGGCAATCCCCGAGGTCGAGATTGACCTGAGTTTTTTGGAACCGCCACGGCTGGCCACGACTGAGAAAACGGCGACAGGTACCGGAAGCCTTCCGCCGGAGTTGCTGCAGATTCCGGGGCTGATTGGGGACATCATGCGGTACAACCTGGCGACAGCACATTTCCCGTTGCCTGAGTTGGCACTGGCTGGAGCGTTGGCACTGATGAGCACCATCACAGCGGGGAAGGTGATTGACAAATTGCGGACCAGAACCAACCTGTACATCATGGGGTTGGCACCGTCAGGGGGCGGCAAGGACCACGCGAGAAAGTTAAACCGGCAAATCCTTCGGCAGGCCGGGCACGCCGAAGTCGTGGGGCCGGAGCGAATCGGCAGTCATGCCGGAATAATCAGCACCATGTCGGAGCAGTGGTTGACGCTGTTTCAGCTCGATGAAATCGGGCATTTGGTCATGGCAATGCAGGACCGGGGCAGTCCGCATCTGGTTCAGATTTCCGCCGTGTTGATGCAGTTGTTTTCCAGTGCCGACGGCGAATGGATTGCCGACGCCTACGGCGACAGGAGCAAGGTCAAGCGGCTGAGTTTTCCGCACCTGATTCTGTACGGCACGAGCGTGCCAGAGGGGTTCTGGGAAAGTCTCACCGAGGACAATTTGAAAGGCGGACTGATTGGCAGGTGCCTGGTGTTTGAGGCCGGGCGATATGTTCATTTTCAAGAGCCGAACGAAATCGAGATTCCGGCGAACATCATCGACCGGGTGCGGTGGTGGATGGATTTGCAGCCGGGCAGCGGGAATCTGGCCGACATTCAGCCCGGAGCAAATCCGCGGCGCGTTGAGCGCGACGAGGCAGCGCAGCGGAGACTGCACCAGCACATGCTGGACATCAGCGAACGGCGAATGTCTGAGGAACCAGTCCGGGCGGCACTGTGGTCGAGGGCAGGCGAAAATACCAATAAGTTGGCGTTGCTGTTTGCCTGCAGCCGTTGCCGGTGCGAGGACTGGCCGACGATCACGCTGGCGGATGCGGATCTGGCAATCAAGCTGAACAACTGGCTGACGCGTCGGAAGCTGCTGGCGGCTGACAGGCACGTCTCAGGCAGCGACTTCGGGCGGATGGTCAATTCCATGCGGAGCCTACTCCGGGAGCGTCCTGGCGAAGCCTGGAGCCTTACAGCGATCACCAGACGGACACGCAAGTTGACACCACGACAAAGGCAAGATGTTTTGCAGACGCTGATTCAATGCGGGGACATCATTCAGGAAACCCGAGACGTGAACGGGCGGACGATCGTTGAATACAAGAGCGGGGAGTTATCAGATTGACAAGTAGCATGGAATCACATACAATTCCACCACCGGAAGCAAAGTGCTTTCGGTGGTGTTTTTATTTGAAGGAGTGAATGATGAAAGAGCAGTTGCGCGGCGACGATTTGATGCGGGAAGTATTGTCGGAATTGAGGTGGTTGCGTGAGCATATTGAAGGCATGACGCCAGAGTGTGTGACGCAGGAAATGGTGAAGATCAAGACCGCAAAAAAGGAATCGCGAATCGAAAATCTGTTGCAGTCGAATCCGGACAAGGCGTTCACGCTGACCGACATTTGCAGGAACTGTCGATCAGTGCCACCGGAGCGACGGGGAGTGATTTTGGACGAACTTGTGGCTGACGAAAAGGTCACGCGAAGGCAGTACATCGTCAACGGGCGTCAACACTGCACATACCAGTGGGCGAACAAACAGACAGCAAATCCAGCCTGAAACACAGGGGAGCGTCTTACAGCGGATTGCGCACTTTTCCGGCAGAGACCCCACGAAAGTGGGGTCTCTTTGCATATTTTCCGAGCGTCTTGTATCGTTTTTGTAAACTACTTAAGTCTAAGAGAGATATAGAGTTATAAAGAAAAAAATACCTCTTTTCATAAATTTCATACCCCCCCCCTAATTTCTTCTGTTTTGGCCTGTTTTGGGCACTTTTTACCCTCTCTATGCGTGAGCGTGCAAAATGCTCAAAACGGTATCTCACGGAAAAGCACCACAAAAAGAATTGACACACTCACCAATCCCGCGGACGATGACGGCGACGGTGCCACCCGTCACCCCTCCGCCCCTGCCGGTCGTCGTTCCGGCAGGGGCCTCTTCCAAACCCGGAGGACAGCACAGAGGGGTTTTTGAAACACGAGGGGGGGGGGATGACGATGCGACCGTGGAAACTTGAGGTGGTCAGCGGGGAATCGGGCCAGCACTGGGTTCGGTTCGTTGGCGCGAACGGCGAGATCACTTTCAACAGCGAGACGTTTCCCACGAGATCTGCAGCCGTGCAGGCAGCCGACAGGGCCGCGAGGCGGTTCGGCGAACTGGTGACGGCGGCGATTTGTGCGACGATGGAGGCGGTGGTTGAGGCACCAACCGAGGGGATTTGAGGGCACTTTTTGAGGGGATGACGATGGCAAAACTGACACAAAAATTTATCGCAAACGTGGCTGGACGGTGCGGCGCAATGGTCTGCACTGCAGACGATGGACAGCGGACGCAGTTTGACCCTACGCTGATCATCACGTTGATCAGCACGTTGCTGCCGATGCTGCAGGGTTGGTTCCAGAAATGCCGTGAAAGACGGCAGCAGCAGGACACGCCACAGCAGCACGTGGCCAGCGATTACCGCGATCCAGTGAAGCGGCAGAAGAACGTCAAGGCATTGGCGGGCAAGATCCTGCAGGAGTGTGCAGCCGGACGACGGGCAGAGATCAAGCGAGCACGCCAGACAGGACTTCCCGCCGACATTGGGCGATTCGCGATGGACGAGGCCGGAGCCTTGCGACTGGCCGACAAAATGCACGGCGAAATCGCCAACATGAGCGAGAGGGAATGCGCTGCACTCTGTGCTGAATGCGGTGTCACATGAAGGCATTGCTTCTGCTGCTGACACTGCTGCAGGACGTGCCGACAATTGAGTTCCCCGAGCCACTGCAGCCAGCCCCACAAATCGAGGACGAACCGCAGCCGCAACCGACTGCGGATACATTCGCCACCGATCAGTTGTATCTGATTCAGTCTGATTTATCGCTAGTGATTCTGGCCAGCCCGGCAGGCGTCTTGCAGGTCACACCAGCCAAACAGGGGAGCGTCATATTCAGCCGGTTTGCGGGCGGCAAAGGGCTGGAGGAAAGGACTGTCACCAGGGCGAACGGTTACGTGGTGCGAGGACTTGCGGCAGGCACAGCCGAGCTGTTGATTCTGCCTGCCGGATCTGCGGACGTGGTGGACCTGAGGCGGCGAATTCTCAACGTCACGGCAGCACAGACAACACCGCCAGACGGACGACCACAGCCACCGGCAGACGATGTTGCCGTGGCCTTCAGGGTGTATGAAGTCGCATGGAGGCAGGCGCAGAGCGATCTGGCGGACAGGCTGGATTCAGGGGAAATCACCAGCGAAAAACTGGCAGCGGATTGGTTCGCAACGGCAAATCTGGAAGCGAGGAAACAAGCATTCCTGCCGTTGCTGAGGGCCGAGTCGGTTCAGTTCGGTGGCGAGAATTGGACAGCGGAAAAGCACGCCACTTACATCAGGAGGTACAGCCGTGGCCGAACCACAGGCAATACTCGCACTGCCAACTGATGCGGAGCGTGAGGCGGTGAGCCGATTGCGATCGGTGCGCGTGAAGGCGTCTGATTTTAGCGGGCATTTGGACGTGCTGAGAGATCCTGCGAACAGTCCGTTGCGAGTCCTGCCGATTGAGACGCAAAGGCGGAACGATTGCCAATCATTCGCAGCAGAGGCCGGGGCAGTATATCGCACGTGGTACGTCAGCGGACGCCGAGAACTGCCCGATCTGAGCGAAACCTATGGCTACAACGCCAGCGAATACGCAATGGCACCGTCGAATGTTGGCGGAGACAGAGGCACCAGCATCCACAGCGGAGTCAGGGTGCAGGTTGAGGGCCTTCCGCGGCTGGGAGTCGGGCCGGGGATCTGCACTGAGGCCGCATGGCCGTATTCGCGCTATTGCCGACGGGCGAGCGAGTTCGAGCGATACGCGCGGGACTTGAGCGTCGAGAACTGCAACGTTACCGAGGTCGGCGACATGCCGGATTGGGACGATTTGTTGGCATCGTTGGCAGCAGGAGCCACAGGGCATATCGGGACGAAGTGGGGCGTGGACTGGCAGACAGTCGCAGGTGCGCCGAAGCGAGTCATGGACAGAATGCCCACATCAGGCGGCGGACACGCAACCGAAATCCTCTGGGCGGTTGAGGTCCGCGGCACGTGGTATTTGGCGGTCTGGAATTCGCACGGTGACGGCTACTATCTGATGAGCCGGAGGTGTTACGACCAACTGCAGGCCAAACGCTGGGAACCGTTTGGGGCGTTCCTGCTGACGCCGGACAAGATGGTTGAGAGATACGACAGAATCACGCAAGGCGGGGGGTATTTCGCATGATGAAAATGTGGTCGACAGAAATTACGATCGTTGTCGTGGTCATGCTGCTGGCATTGTCTGAAATTATGAGCGACGAACCGACACCGTCCCGCGTTGCGGATCTTGCCACACTGGCGGCACGTGTCAGCGAGCTGGAGCGACGAGTGCAGGCACTCGAAACGCCGACAGTCAGCGAATCAGCGGCAGTTGCCGAGCCGTTGCCAGTGCTGGAGATCCACAGTGAGACGTGGTGCGGGCCGTGCCAGACATTGAAGGCGGATCTGGCGGCGATTGCGGAACCGGGGGTGGAGGTCAAGTGGGTGCGATTCAGCGACCGCGTTCCGGCGATGCGATGGACAGGAGCAGACGGCAAACCGATGACAGTCACGGGATACACGCGGGGCACTGTTGCGAGCCTGCTGGACAGGGTGCGAGCGGCGCATGTTGCACGGCAGCAGAAAAGTGAGTAAGATTTGGGGCACAGGTCGAAAACACTAGACAGCCGGTGAGCTGATGAGATGGCAGACACGCAACCAGAGCGACCAAAAGAAACGCAGAGGAAGGGCGTGCGAATTGACGCGCCTGGATTCGAGGGCGAGGTCAGCGAGGA